TAATCGTTTTTAGGATTTGCTAATCTTTCCATATCAAACTCAGAAAGTATCTTTGCATAAGCTCCATCCTTTGTACTAAATACAGTGCTCCTTTTTGCTACTATTTCAAAAGGATTTAAAACAATATATTTAAGAGGAAACTTATTTAAAGATGGTCCGTCCGATACGTTTTGAGAAAACTTTTTATAATCATCTAAAGTAAATTTGCCATCTATTCTATATAAAAATATATTACCGCTTCTGTAATATTCTCTAAAGTATTGATCTTTTAAATCCCAAATTTTTATTCTGTCCAATAATTTTTCAAAAAAGTTTCTAGATGTGGCATTACCTCCTTCAAGATAAATTTCCGCATTAGCGAACTCAGACATCATGTCTATAGTATTTCTAAAAATTGGCACATTTGCATAAGCTTTTTGACAAAGCTCTATAGACTCTCTAACATTAATTCCATCAGAAGATATTTCATAAGGTAACAATCCTGCCCTAATTTGACTAAATTTGTTTAGTGGGGCTGTAACAGATGATCTGTTAATTCTTGCGCTTGTATTATTTGTTGGGAGATTGCTTACAGAACCAGATCTGCTGTATGACCCCGTAGAAACGTGGTAAGATTCTCCTGCCGTGGCGGGCTCTACATTTTCATTAGCTTTAGAAAACTGAGGTTCCACTTTTTTGAATTTGTTCCAATAGTTAGATTTTTTATTATATTTTCTTTTGGCCATATCTTATTATAAAGTTAATTACACTTTTAAAAGTTACTTTTTTAACTTTTTTAAATAAACATTGGAGTAAACCCAGCTTGCGATTCTTTTGGCAAATCCATCATATCATAATATATATTCATTCCCCAGTTACCTAATATTAATGCAGAATATGAATCTTTTCTTGCCTTATCTACGCCTTTTTGTCTTTTTAAATTAGGCGGAAGATCAAAACTTTGAGTTCCTCCAGCTGAACTAGATACTTGTATAAGTGCACATTCGGCTTTTGTTAAATCAATCATATCTTTTTGGTGTTCAATAAAATCAATCATCTTAGCTCCTATATTTTTTTCATCTTCATACTTTGAAAACTTTAAATCTTTAATTGGTATTTTTTTAGATTTTTGCATTGAGTAGTTATCATCCATTGCTGTAGCTGCAAAGTATATTTTTTTTCTATCAAAAGCGGTTTGTAACATTTCGTTTGCATTTCTTATCCACACTGATACAGGCTTTCGTAAGTGACATATGACTTTACTTTGAATATTATATTTTCTTCTAGCCTCTCTTAAATCTTTACTATAATCATGTGGGTTGTTAAAATCTCCCTCAAATATTCCTATTTGTATTTTATTTTTTTTAAACAAGTCGCTTTCATTGCAGGAATTTATAAACTGTACGCCGCCATTGTAGTCGCCTACAATCATAATGATGTTAAAATGATCTAGTATATATTTAAAGTAAGTTATATGTTTTTTTAGATTTGTTCCAGGCAATGCGTAACTATGAACCAACACACCTTTCTTTTTCTCTGGTAATAGTTTTATTATCTGTATAGCAAAATCATCAGAAGCTTCGGATTCAGACCAAGAAGGGTCGAAAGCCATTATATACTCTGCATCCGCGTCTCCAGCAATTTCAACTGCTGGTGATTCTCCATCTACAATTGTACAGTCAGCCATTTTACTAATTTTAAAGTATCCTGCACTATCGTCTGTAAACTGCGCATTAAACTCCCTATCAATCTGAGCTTGACTCATTGTTCCTTTAGCTTGGCTGATTAAATTTTCATCATATAATGCCTTAGGAGCACAATCATAACTAAATTGCATTATACATCGTCTTCCTTGGTTTTTTGCACCAGGATTAAATATCATATTTTCATATTGTTGATAAAGTTTATAAAGATATTCAAATTTATAAGAAGCAGATGATAATCCAATCATTTTATTAGATGGCCACTCTTTTCTTTCTTCTTCTTTCATTTTGCCAGCTGCAATCATAGCATCTTCAGCATCTTTAATTTTTTGTCTTTCTGTTGGATTTTCTACAACAGCTAGAAATGGCACGATAACTTCATTTAAAACTTTTTCTGGCATGAGCAAAAGCTCATCAATAATAATTCTTTGAAAACGAAAACCACGAAGTTTTTCTCCATCACCAAGAGGCAATGCAGTTATACGGCTCTTTCCTATTTGCATAGACCATTCATCATTAGATTTGCTTACTTTACCAATGCACTGCCTAAATAGTTCTGCTTTTTTGTCTAAAGATATATCCTCAATCTTCCTAAATATCATTTTAGATTGACGAAATGATTTAGATATAATTCCAATATGTACGCCTTGATTTAACATAGCATCAAGTAAAGCGAATATGCCAGTTGAAAAAGATTTAGACATTCCACGAGACCACACGCCCAAAAAGTAATCATTTTCCATCATGGCTTTTACTGCCATGTGCTGAAATGGAAATAATTCTATACCTGTTAAAAGTTCTGTACTAAAAGTTATATTTTGCTTTAAAAATTTATATAACCATAATTTTGCTTTTGTATCATCTAAATAGCCCTCAAGCTTAAGTATTTCATCATTAATATTTTCTTTAATGATGGGCTTTTGATTTCCGCAATCCCAACTCATACGTCCTCCTTATCTAAAAAATATTGCACATCTACATTCCATAATTTTTTACCTAGATATAAAAGTTTTGGAATTATTTTCTCGCTGTGCTTTCTATTCTTTGTGAACACAAATTGACAGTTACCTGCAAACTCGTGTTGTATAGATATTAAATTAGAAAAAACCCAGTTTAATTTAGGGGCTCTTCTACCTTTTTGAAAGATTGATTCTTTTTCTATAGACTCAATAGATTTTTCAATAACTATATACATATAGCTATCAAGTTCTACGCATCTTTGCATTTCTCGTCTAAATCTGTCAGATTGACTACCAAACGTTGATAAAAAATCTCCAGAACTTTTTCTATCTACAAAAGTATTAGAAAAGTTATTACCACCTAAAGTATAGTCTCCAAAATCTAATTTTAAAATTTTAGATTTAGAAAAGTTTAATGGTTGCTGTTCCCTGGTGTCAACTAAAACCTCAACATCAAAATCTTTATCAAACTCTTTAGGCATACCTTTATAGAAGATAGGTTTGACGCTCATGGCTTTACAAGCATTTGTATAAGTGCCAAAATGTTTTTTGTAAGTGTCTAGATCTGGAAGTTGGCGTTTTAATAGCTCTAAATAGAATGGAGCATTTTTATAATTTTTTCTTTCTATTCTTTTTTTTGCTAATTTTATTATATAATCTTTTACTTCTTTATTCGGTGAAATTTCGCACCATTTTACAAGTTGCGAACGATTAATAAAATCGTTTTCAAAATATTCTTTTTTGTTTTTAAATGGCAAAGGGTTTCCATTTAATTTATTGTATCTTGGGTAGTATTTTACATAGTAATCTGCCACATACATTTTATGTGCTTTTAAATGAGCATGAAGACTTTTTTCTGTTTCGAATTCTGCTCCACATACTTTACATTTATAAGACATCTTCAATACCAATACCCAAAACGCGAGCTTTCCAAGCAGACATGCCTTCAAGCTTTTCGGCTTCTTGCTTTATTATTTGTTTTTGCATTTCAGCAATACGAACCATATTTTTTCTTTCTTCCTCTTCTTGAAATAGTTGAACTATAGAAAGAAAAGACGCCGTTTCTTTTTGTTTGTTTGCTAAACGTTGGCCTCGATCACCCTGTAGCTTTTTAGTTAAGTTTTCTATACGACTTTCGCACTGATGATATTCAGAACTTTTAGCTTTTATGATCTCAGCCAACCTAACAGTCATTTCATCTTGATCGTCTGCACTTTCAAACATGTCATTAAGTTTTTGTAAATGTCCTGTAATTAATTCTAGATTAATTATTTCTTTAGCGACGTTCATATACAAGTTAATTTCATCTGCAGTGAGATCTGGTTTGTCCCAAGTAAGTCTTATAAATTCTTGCTCGAATAACTCCTTATCTCTTGGGCTTGTGTAGTTATTTACAATTGCTACAAATCTAGAATTGTTTAAATTTATTCTTAACTTATCGCAACAATGTTTTTGATTGCGCGACATTCTATTTTCTTCTAATCCATAGCCAGTTGAATCATTAATTTTTTTTATTATTCTAGATAAGGCTTGGGGGGCTACGTAGTTATCATTAAAATCTTGAGGGTCATCTTCTTTTTGACTTAAAATAGTATTAACAGCTCTCCATTCATTACTTAATCTTTTAACTCTTTTATTAAATAAAACATCAGCTATTTCAGAAGTGTTCATGCCATCTTCTGCCATTTCTATTACTCTTTCAACTTGATCAACATTTAAATTTATCTCTTTAGCTTTTTCATGTTTTGTTGTTTGGATTTTTAATCCATTTTCAGCTAAGAATTTAATTACAGATCTGCCTTCTTTAGATCTTCCATCTAGTTCATTGTTTTCAAATACCACTCTAGTGATATTTATTATACTAGGGTCTTTTCCAAACTCATCTAAAATTTTTTCTTTTTGGGCTTTAGTTAATTCTATCATATTATGTCGTTGTTTTTTATTATTTCTTTAGCTTTTTCTTGAAAAATTTTTTTTAAGTTTTTAATTTGTTTATATCCTGCAGATCTTTTTTTTTCGTTTGTTTTGAATCCTAAAAATTTTGCTACCTCTTCCTCTGTGCGATTTTCTATAAAAAGCATACTAAAAGCTTTAAAATGTCTTGAGCTTAAATGAGGCTTAATTGCTTTTGATAATTTTTTTGCTGCGGAATCTATATCTAAAAAATTATCTTTTTTTTCTTCGATCTCATATAGATGATTTTCCATAGTGACAGCTAATTTTATGTTATAAGCTGATCTTTTGCTTTGGTTCCATTTTTTACAAATTGGACATGTAAGTGGATCATGATCAACTAAATGCTGATTTGGACACGGATTTGCATAATTACCATAATGATTTCTTAATAAATTTTTAAATTGATTAGCTACCACCCTACTTAGCCACGGCTCTACGGGTTTACTTTGATCCCACAAGTGCCATTTTTTATAAATATGGGTCATGATAACAT